ATATATAATTTAATTTTTGATTTAATTTTTGTTTTTATTTTTGTTTTTTCTTTTCTTTTTCTTTTTTTTCTTTTTAGGATTTTCTCTCATACTTTTTTCTACATTTCCATCTTCAGGTTTAAATTTATATTGTTTATAGTTTTGAGTTGTTGATTCATTATTTTTATTATTTTGTTCTTCACGTTGTTTTCTTCTTTGTTCTAATTTTCTAAGCATTCTTTCTTTTTGACTGGCTGCTCTCATATTTTTATTTAATCTAGCCTGCATACCACTCATGCTAACTTTTTGGTTTTTTCCCATAGGCATTCCCATTTTACTAAAAATTTTATTCATGTTTTTCATACCTGGCATTGCTTTCATTTTTTCCATTAAATCTGCGGCTTCTTGCATTAATTCACTTTCTTTTATCTCTCCACTCTTTAATTTATCATCTAATTTTGATCCAATATTTTTTACAAGACCCATTAATTTTCCTGGATTTTTCATTAACTTTTGAAAAACATCTCCTACATCTGCAGTTTCGTCCATATCCATTTCCATTTCAGATGCTGTTTCATTTGCAATTTCTTGAGCCAATCTTCCTAATTTACCATCCATTAATCCACTTATATGATTTTGTAAATCTTCAGGATTTGGTAAATCTTCTGAGTTCATAAAAGAAGTAGGATCTTCACCATCTAAGTTTTGTTCAAACATATCACTCATTTCTTTCATGGTTTCTTCTAATTTTTTTTTCATTTCATCTTCATCTATTGCTTCAAATAGTTTTTCTGTATCTCCAAAATCAGAACGGTTTTTTAAACTACTTGAAACAGAAAATAAAATTAATTGCAAATATTTCCAAATAGTTTTTCTTGTATTATCACTTATTTCTTCACTCCATAAGTTTTTAAATTCAATATTCGGTAAAAAATTTGTATTTATTTCATTATTTTCAAATATATCTTCATTTTGATAAAGAATGTCAAAAAATCTTTCAGGGTAAACTGTGGTACAATATTGAAATAATTCTGTAGCATCTCTTTTGCCTTGTAAAAACTCAATTGTACTATCTTCTAAATGATATTTTACTTCAGGAAAAACTAATAAAACATCTTTATAAAAATCTTTTAAAATTTTTGTAAATTCTTCTGGAATTTCTTTTTTAACATTTGTTTCTTGATTTTCTGTTTCTTCCATACTAACTTTTTTCTTTTCACTCATTATATGTTTAATTTAAAATCTAATTTTTAAATTAAACTTAAGTTAAATTATTTTTTTTTATTTTATTTGTTTTTTATTTTAATTTGTAGAATAATATAAATTACAAAGTTTACATAAATTTTGTACATATTTTAATGATTTATCCTTATTTTCTTGAGATGTATTACGTAGTAGTTTTTTAATGTCTTCAATTATATTAAATACATCATTTGTTGCAACATATTGTAAATCTTGTTTGTAATCTTTGTTTAAAAAGAAATCCATGTTTCCTTCATTAATTTCAGTAATATATAGATCATTAACAAATCTTTTCCAAATATCAATAATTTTTTTAGGATTTACTTTTTTTATACCAGAAATAAATGTTCTCCCTGTTTGTAAATCAGCATTATCGGGAAAAATTGTTATAACATCGTCAATAAATTCTAAAAGATGTTCATTAAATACTTTGACTAAATTAGACATTACTAATCAAATATATATATTTTTATTTAAATTATTATTTAAAATAACATTATTGATTAAATTGTGGTACACTAATTTCACTGTCTCTTTCCGCCTGTAATTTTCCTAAATCAACTTGACCTACTTTATCTGGTTCATAATCTTCAGGAGGTGTGTTAATTTTATCATTATGTTGTAAAGTTACAAAACTATGCATTTGTCTCAACCCTCCATTTCCTTTTGCTGACATAGATTCATTTGATTGGTCTAAATAAGAATAATTGTCTGACATAGTTGTTCCCATTTCATATGTAGAAAAAGCAAGAGGTTCCATATTATTTTGAGTTGCTGCAACTTTTTGTTTATTTAATTGGGGTCTAAAAAAATTCATAACATCATCGCCTACTAAAATTTTGTTATTTTTATTTAACAAAAGTAAACTAGGAACTTTTATAATATTTGGTGGTAAAAATACTTCACATCCATTATCCAACACAATATAAAGTTTGTTATTTTTTTCAACTCTTTTATCTATTGATAAAAAGTGGATTTGTTTAGATATATTAGTTTTCCCTAATTCATATAATAATTTTTTGCAATTTTCACAATATTTACTGTAATATAAAACACTGCTCATTAATATATGTTAAAGTCAAATTTATTATAAATTTAACTTATTTTTAATATTTAAATATTTAATATTAAAATTGAAATTAATATTAAAAAACTATAATAGTTATTGTATATATATATGAGTCAATTAATGGAAGCAAGCAAATCTCAAAATATTCCTAAAAGTTCTATTTTACTCCCGGTTGTTAAAGAAGGAGAGGAAACTGATGGAATATTAACATTTACAATGGAAAATTCTAATGTAAGTATAGCAAATGCTGTTAGGAGAACAATTTTAAGTGATATTGATACAGTTGTTATGGATGCGTCTTTAGAAAAAGGTGATGTAAAAATTTATAGAAATACTACAAGATTTAATAATGAAATTTTAAAACAGCGTTTGGGTAGCATTCCTGTTCATGTTAAAGACCATGAATCAATTAATGACCTTTTAATCGAAATAGATGAAGTTAATGATACAGATTCAATGGTTTATGTTACCACCAGAGATTTTAAAATAAAAAATATGTCAAGTGAAACATATTTAACTGAAGAAGAAGTTATGAGTATTTTTCCTCCTTGTCCTGTGACAAAAGGATTTGTTTTATTTGCTAGATTGAGGCCTAAAATTTCTAATGATATTCCCGGTCAAGAATTAAAACTTGAATGTAAACTATCAATATCAAATGCTGCAAAAAGTGGTATGTATAATGCAGTTTCTACATGTGCATATGAAAATTCACCCGATAAAGTTGAACAAAATGCACAATGGCAAACTATTGAATCGGAACTTGAAGAAAAAGGTTATGAAAAAAATGATATTGATTTATTTAAAGAAAATTGGTATCTTTTAAAGGCAAAAAGATTTTATCTTAAAGATAGTTTTAAATTTAAAATAGAAACTATTGGTGTTTACACAAATAGAGAACTAGTTTTAATTGCTTGTGATACAATTAATAAAAAATTAAATAAAATTTATGAAATTTGTCAAAATGAAAAACTAATTTTAAATAAAAATAAAACAACCATGGAAAATTGTGTTGATATTACATTAGAAAATGAAGATTATACTATAGGAAAAGTAATTGAATATATTTTGCATGAAGAATATTATAAAGGAGCCGACCGAAAATTAGATTATATAGGATTTATTAAGTTACATCCCCATGATACAGATTCTATTATTAGAATTAGTTTTAATTCAGGTGAGGATTTCAATGATAGTAATATTAATGCATTAATATCATTTGCATGTCAAAGTGGTATAAATATTTTCAATAATATTAAAGAGTATTTTTAAACTTTTTGTAATGCATTTACTAGTTTATCTTCTAGTTTATGTTTATTATAAACATAATTAACTGAATACATTAACTTTGCAGGGTGTAGAGTATTAATATAGTCTATTACTACTTGTTTTGAAACAAACTTTTTTTGTTGCATAAGTTCTTCTATATAAATCTTATGCAAATTAAACATATGAATTTTAAAATTATATGGAAATTCTTTTACCTTTTTTTGTTTTTTAATGTAGCATGAAATATAATATTGATAAAGTTGGTCTGTAAAATTATGTAATGTATTTCTTAGCATCCTAAATTCTTCTTTATATTCTGGATAATATGTTAAAAATTCTTTAACTAATCCATTTTGACGCAAATAATAGTAATGAAACTGTAGTTTAGGAGTATTACCTTTTAGCATTTTTACTTTTTCATAATTCTTAGAACGTATTTTTAATCTATCTCCTGTTTTATTATAAACAATAATACCATGAGTTTTATAATCTAAATCATCACTATTAAAATAGTTTCTAATAAATTGCCATGAATCTCCAAATTTATCTTTAATATCATTATACGGATATCTTCTTGGTGTTTTTACATTAGATAATTTAATATTTTCTATTTTATTCACTATATTAGAATTATTTACTTGATAAATAGCAACTAAGTATAATTGTGGTTGTATAATTGGTATTACTATTCTATTTTCAGGATGTTGAACAACAAAACTATAAATATAATCTTTATTTAATTGATTAAACTCTAGTCCACAATGATTCATAGAATCTAAAAACATATATCTAAAGGTTTTATTAGAATCGACACTATATTTACATTTTGCTCCAATATTACTTTTTGTAGCAATGTTCCAATCTTCAATCGATGTATCCCAAAATGCATTAATCATTGTTCCTTCAATAAATTCTTCAAAACTACATTCTTCCACGTTATTTTCATTTACAAAATCATCAAAGTAAATAGATTTTGGAGGGGCAAATGAAATTACATTACCTAGTACATCAGTTATAATAGACCTAAATAAACCTAATGTTTTTATATTAGATTTATTTAAATTATTTTTATTGTATTTTATAATAATTTTTTCATTAATATTTCTAATAATTAAATTGTTATCTTTATTGTCTAATAAAGTTTGAAAACTTACTACAGTCATGGGCGAATAACTTGTCATCTATTATAGTTATTTGACCTTTCTTTATATTTTTTATTATAAAGTATATTCCTAGGATATAATTTCTTTTATAAATATAAGTAAAATGTCAAAGTCACAAGATGATAAAACAATATTTTTAGAACTAGGGCAAATTATTCAAATAAATGCATCTAACAATATAGAACTTCATGAGAAAATTTATATTATAGATTATTTAGATGAAGAAAATATAGAATTAGTTCAACAAGATGATTTATCACGTACATCATTAGTTATTCATGATGGTAATATTACTGAAGAAAGTATTGAAAGTATTTTTATTTTAGATAATCCGGTTGAGAAAGGTTATGCACGACAAAATGATTTGGTACCTAATAACTGGATTAGTGTTTATTTTGGAGGAAACGAACCCATGGTTTTAAATGGATTAATTAGTGATATTGAAGAAGATATGATTGAAATTACAACACTTTCCAATAAAGATGTTATTTATATTGATTTTGAATACAAAGGTATACCTAAAAACTTTAATATTGTTTCTATTAATTTAATTGATGAACCTACAAAAAAAAGCAATTTAGATGAAGAAGAAGTTGAATCAAAAAAAATATCTAAATCTCCAGAAGATTTAGAAAATGAAGATGATGATGAATTAGAATTAAATTTAGATTTAGATTTAGATACAGAAGAACAACAACAAAACATAAATGAAATTTTTATAGATTTAGAAGATATTGAAATAGTTGACGAAGATTTGGGTGAAATTACAGAACAAATACATGTAAGTGAAAATAAAAAACGTTATAGTTTAGATTCGCAAACTAGTGATTTATTAGATGAATTATTAGCATCAGTACCAACTAATGAACGCAATCAAAATACTCTTAGAAAAATTCACATATTGATTGAAAGATATAAACAATTAAGAATGAATTTTTCTAATTTTGACGATGAAGGCAATGCTGAAAATATATTAAAAAAAGGTGCAAAATACAAACCATTAGTTGAAAATTTAAAAACATTTAAACAAAAACTTCATTGGATTATTCCTGTTATAAAAACAAGGAAAAACTTATATGATAAAGAAAGTATAATGGATGATATTGATGATAATATTAATATATTAGGGATTGATTTTGCTTTAAATTCCGAATTTGAATTATTATATCAATATCTTTCAAATAATATACCTGACGGACAAAATAAATATAAATTTTTATATAAAAATTTACAACCTTATTATACACCACATATAGAACCTTATAATTTGACAAATATTATTAATAAAATTCAAACAAATACAGATATAGAAGTTTTATTGAACAATTTGGAAGATTTTTATTCAACTACTATAGGTTCTTCAATAGATTTATTAACAAAAGATACTATTGGTATTAAACAAAATAGATTTGTTGTTCAAAGGTTAAACAAGGGCCTTACTCATTTAGTTAATCCTGATGTTGGAAATAAAAAAAGTAAACTTTTTGTTGATAAATTAACAAATAATGATGAATTATATTTATCTGGATTTTTAACACTACCATCTTCTGTTGTTAAATATAGTCGTTCGGGATTAAAAACTATGAATATTTATGAAAGATCTAATTTAAATTCAATAAATTTTTCTTATTTTAACCTTTTAAAAGATTCCATAAATGTAGTAAAAAACACTATTATTGAAAATCAAGAAGAACAGCAATTAGATTTAAAAAATATATTTGATAAAGTAACTTTTTTCGATTTTGAAGAAATTAGAAAATTTGACGACCGTAATGATGAAAATCATACAGTTTATGAAAATTATTTAAATAAAATAGTACCCACAATTCGTAAAATATTTGATATATATAAATCAAATATTAATGTAGGTGTTTCTTTTAACAGTATAGTAAAACAATTAGAACCATTTTTAATTTATAAAGATGATATTACATTTAAACAGTATCATGAAATTATGGGATTTGTTTATAATGAAATAGATAAAATAAATAAAAAAATTGTAATAAATAAAAGTAAATATACAAAATATCTTTCCGAAATACAATCAGTAGATTCATATACTATATTACCTGATTTGATTGATAAATATAATCAAAATATAATGGAAATTTTTCATAAAGATGCATACAACTTTCAAGAAGACATGTATACGGATATGTCTATAAAAAAAATTATAGATATAGATTGTGGAAAAACATATTTAAATGCTTTATCACTTGGGCAAATTAATTTTGCCCAACCTATTGATATAGAAGAAAGTATTGCTGAAGAAATAGAAGGATATAAAATGGCTTCACAAATGGGGAGTTCAAAAGAATGTGAACCAATAACATTAGCAAAAAAATATAATGATATTGATGAATTAGAAAGAGATAATCGTTCAGAAAATGGCGAGATATTTTTTGATTCTAAATATGATGACACTGTATATGATATTGGAAATGCATGGAAAGAACAACATTCAATTATGGATGATGATTCTGAAGAGGTTATTAATAATTTAACAAAATTTTTAGTAGAAAATAATGGAGTTAAACCTGAAAAAGCAGAAAGGGATGCTGCTGCGATGATTTTGGGTTCTAAAATGGTTGTTGATGGAGATTATGCTATTTTAGATTTGGGTGATATGGATTATAAATATTATGTTAGAGATAATAATAAATGGAAATTAGATAAATCATTAGAAGGTAAATCAATTGATACTGTAAATTTTTGTAATTTAAAAGATAACTGTATTAAAATCAAAAAACAGTGTGTAGGTTTAGATGAAAGTAAAGAAATGTTACAAAAAAACTTTTTAAGTGAAATTACTGATAAATTAGAGAATCAAATCAGATTTTCTATTTCAGAATTAAAACTAAAAATACAGAATAATCTTAAAAAATCTATGTTAAATATTTCTGCTTTAAAAAGATATAAAAGTTTTTTAAATATTCAAAGAGATATACTTCAAGTAAAAATAGGTTCAACGCTAGATATAGACGATATTGTTTCTTCTCCTTATGCTAACTTAAGAGATACTATTTTATCACAAAATGATTTAGTTAAAAAATATACTAATATTCAATTATTTAATAGAAAATACTGTAGAGAACATGATGTTAATAATACAGATGAAAGCCCATATTGGAGTTATTGTATAGATACTTCTACCAAACTTTTACCAACATTTTATTTAACTTTATCTGAAGCATTTTTCAATCAAACATATACTGAAGTATTAGAAATAGTATGTAAAAATAGGGGTCAATTAAGTGATGATGGTGACAAGATTATTGATAAATATAGTGGATATATTATTAAATATATAGAATTTGATGATAGTGAAGGATATGATGAAAGTGGATATAAAAAGGTATCTAGAGAGATTATGTTAGAAAATATAGACGTTCAAAGTTTTAAATATTCAAAAATAAAAGATGCTAAGTTTGATTATAAAACTGAATTAGCAAAACACATAAAAACACTTTTATCTACATTTGATAAAAAACTAAATATAAATAGTGAGTCGGAACATAGTTTTATGTTGAGGTTAGCCATTGAATCCTTAAATGCGAATCTTATAGATGAGGCTAAATACAATGAATTAGTAAAAAGAAAAGAAAAGAAAGGAAAAAAAGTAAAACCATATGAAATGAAACATGATGAAGTTTTGATGAAATCTATTAGCGCTGCTTATATCATAGGTGTTCAATCTGCTATTCCTAATGTCATATCTGATGTAACATTTTCTATTTGTATAAAGTCATTTAATGGATTTCCTTTGAATGGTAATAGTGATTTAGGTTTCATTAACTATTTTAATTGCATGCTTATACATTTGAGAACAAAAAAGCGTCCGTGGAATGTTATACCAAAAGCAAATACACAAAATTTTCAAAGTAAAGTAGATTCTTTAAATGAAAGTTTAAAACAATTTATAAGAGATAAATTATTAAATATCGATTACGTAGATGAAAAACTTAAACAAAAACGAGTTTGGAATAATGAAAATAAAGATATTGAACATTATTATGAAAATGTTGATGTACAAGAATGGCATAATTATTTACCTCCTTTAGTTGATATAAAAGTAACAGATTTACAAAGTATTGGCGATGGGTTTGAAGATTTACTTGTAAGAGAAATTCAGAATGGAAATCCTGAACAATTTTTAAGACTTGGTAGTTTATATGGAAATATAGTTAAAAATTGTTTTTCTATATTTGAATCAGTACAAAAAGCCATAAATAATGAACCTATGATACTAACTAGTGTAAGCAATATACCTTTCTTAGAAAACGCATGCTGTATTGATGGTGAACCGAGTACATATTATTATTTTGTTAATAAAGAAAAATCTATTGAAAAATACAATACACGGATAAAGAAAACGAGTGATATTTATAATAAATATCAAAGTTCTTTAAAATCTAAATTATTTATGTTTTTAAATGACACAAAAGTAGTATTTCAAAAAATAGATACATCATTTACAGAAGATATTGTTTATCTTAGTTTCATGAAATATTGTAAATTTAATACTGGAATATCTTTGGATGAAAATTTTAATAGAATATGTATAAAAAATCATGCTAGTTTTAATAAAAATGATAGTTTGGAGAGAAAAATAGATATAATGAAAAGTGAAGGATTAAACTATTCAGTAGAAACTTTAAAACAACTAATAACTATGATATCTAAACATAATGTTATTAATTTTGTTATTGACCCACCTATATTAACAGAAAAAATGAAACTAGAGAATATATCTGAATATTTGCAAGAAAAAGATACATTAGACTTACAACATGAAGAATTTGTTATGGATTTAAATCAATTAATAGATAGATTTAATATATCACATAAAGAAGAAAAGTCTGATACATCTTTGTCTGATTTTAATCAAAAAATAACTAAATGGAATGAAGAAATGTCTGAAAATATTGTAGAAAAATTAATGGAACATGGAGAGTTAAAAAGAAATTTAAAAGATTTAATTATGTTTTATTTGCCAAAAAATGATAAAGTTACAAAAAAATCTAAACAACGTCAAGAAAGATTTATATTAAATTGGAATTCAATAGGAGATGAAATGTATATGTATAAAGAAGATGAAACTGGTTATATAATATTTGATTTATTAAAAGATATGTCAATTGATATAATTACAACATATCCAAATATAATATTGAATAAAGTTAACAAAAAACATAATATACCAAAACATTGGAAACTAAGTCAAAGACATATTAATGATGTAAATAAAATAATTGAACGAGATTATGAATATTTTACAAAATATTACGGAGATAAAAAGATTGCTGCTGTTATGAGGTATGTATTAGAACATAATAAAGATATTTTGATGGTGGTTAATGCTATACCATTTTATTCAAAAATAATATCAGATGAATCAAAAAATAGTATATTTAATGGTAATATGTTGAAGAATATTGGTTATTACATGTTTTTGTCGTCTATTATGTTGTATATTGATGCATTCAATAGTGAATTAACTATTGAAGAAGAAAAAGCAGAAGATAATCAAGATGATAGTGTAGACCATTCTATATTAAAAGGTAGAAAAGAGGAATTAGAAAAAATAACATGTAATTTAATATCGAATTATCTTAAAATAACAGAATCTTATAAAAAAATATTAAATATTACATCTAAAGATGTAATAAAAAATGTTTTAAAATCAAAAGAAAAAGAAAAAGCAAAGATAACAGTAAGGTTAAGAGATTTAGCAGATGAAGAAAGAAAAGTTGAGAATATTATGAAGAATCATAGTTTAGGAGATTGGAGTGTTGGTCAAACAAGAGCAATATTTGAATATGATGAAAATCAATATGATAAAGAAAGAGAAGAATTAGAAAAAACAGCACTAATGGAAATGAAAATGGGTATAAGAGATGAAATAACTGAATTTAGTAGTCAAATTTATGAACTTTCAATGATAGATAGTGATTCACTCGAATTTATGGAAGAACAAGAAGTTCAAAAACAAATAGATAGAGAAGTTTATAATTTATCTACTATAGCAGAAGACGGTGAAGAGATGGATGATGCTGTTGATTATATGTAAATTTTTGTTTTAAAATAAAGTTAATTTTAAAATTAATTTTATTTAGTAAAAACTTTTTATTTAAAAAACTTATCTTATTATAATTTATTATGTACCGTGCTTATATTCGTAAAAATATAACTTCTACATCAATTATTTTATTTATTATAGCATTTACAGTTGTTCAGTATATAGAACCAGCATTTTTATATGAAAAAGACGGAGCATTGCGTCAATTTGGTTTAGGTTCTAGTAAAAAAACAATTGTACCTATTTGGTTTTTAACATTAATACTTGCAATGTTATGTTATTTATTTGTTCTTTATTACTTAGCAGCACCTAAACTTAGGTTTTAATTATATTTTATTTAACCCGTTTCGCATTTAAAATGACCCTATTTATATATTTGTTGTGTTTTCTATATACTGTAATATATCAGTTAATATACCATTTTTTATGAAATTTCATTTTATTAATTTTATTATTGTAACCTATAATACAATTAAAATGGATTATATAGCATTCATTATCTATTGTTTTATAATTTTTATAATAAAATCTACCATTAGGATAGTGACTTCTCTCTAAAAATTTAATATTAAGAATTTTATTTTTTAAAATTATACCATTAAAAAATGGTTGATTAGTAGTATATTTTTCATAATTATGTTTTTTAAAAAAATTTAAATCAATTTGTTTTGTTTTTTTATTCGGTATCATTGAAAAAAATCCAGTACAACAATTAGTACCATTAAATTGAATTAAACAGTCATAATCTGTATTTTTATATTGTTCAAAAACATTATTAACAAAATTATTAGTTATTACAATATCAACATCTATATATATATAACTTTTATTCGCATTTAATATTTCATTTCCAATGAAAAATCTTTGAAAAATAACATTTTTAAATTGCTTTGTCCCAAATTTATAAAATTTATTTGGATCAGTTTGTTTACCGAATCCATTATCAATATATTTAACAATGTCACATTGTCCTTCTAGTTTTTTTACTATTTCATTATCCAATGCAAATAATACAATATTAAGCTTATTTTTTTTAGCACTAATTAATAAGTTTTTAACCATATCTAATACAGCATAATTTGCTACACAAAATACAATATTTGTATCTTTATTATTTTGTAAAAATAATTTTATATTTTCATAAATATGAAACATATATTATATAATAATATAATTTTTAAAGATTTTTATGAATTTAATTTAGGGGCATTTTAAATGCGAAACGGGTTAAATAAAATATAATTTTATTTAAACAAGTTAATTTTAATTAAAAAAATATTTTTCAACTCTATCATCTATAATGTTAATATGATTTAAATGAAAAATTTTTATTTTATTTTCATTATTACTATTTTTAAAAATAACTGTTACATTATAATCTTTAATATTAATAATTATTCCTTCTGTTTCTGGAAAAGTAACACCTTGTTGCATGGGTAAAGCATGTTGTTTAATAATAACTTTATATTTAAACAAAGGATTAGTTGTATTTTGTGCTAACTGATTTCTTAGAAAATTATTGCTTTTTTGCAGTTCTACAACAACATTATCACGTAAAGTTCTAGAAGTTCTAGTAAATAAGTCTGCAGCACCTTCCATTAAATAATATAAACTAGTTAGGTTTATATTACTTAATAATAAATTTAACAATAGTATTAATATTTAATATATATAATAATAATATGAATAAAATAATATCATTTTGTTTATTTGGTAAAAAAAATATTTATTGTAATGGTTTAATTGAAAATATTGATCTAATTAATAAAAAATATAATGATTGGAAAATTTATGTTTATTATGAAAATATTCCCTGTAATGTTTTAGAAATTTTAAGTAAAAAACAAAATACAACATTGTTTGAGTATAAACATAAAACAAACAAGTATGAAGCCTTATTATGGAGATTATATCCTTTAGAAAGTAATGCTGATATATTTATTTCAAGAGATGCCGATTCAAGAATTACAGACAGAGAAATGATATTTGTAAATGAATGGATAAATTCTGATAAAGTATTTCATATAATGAGAGATCATTATAAACATAAATGGGAAATAATGTGTGGTATGTTTGGTATCAAAATAAAAGAGTTTAATAAACTATATGATATTAAAACCCTTGAAAGTTACATTTTAGAGATGATTCATTGGATTACTAAAATTAAAAAAAGACCATCAAGATGGCCCCGTATTGATCAATATTTTTTAAAAAACTATTTTTGGCCCCTTATTAAATTTAATAATATGTCTCATATATCAGATGAATGTGTTAGATTTACAAAAAATGATATCATTGTAGACAAAGTAAATAATTTTATTGGAAAAAAAATAGATTGTTAAATATCACTTAAATTTTTATATTTATTTTTATTGTACAAAATTCATTGTTTGTTTTTAAACTAATTGTTTTACAATAATTTACTTAATATCCTAATTTCCATTTTTGTTTCTTTTTCTCTTTTTTGGGATTATTTAATGCTTTATCTAATTTACCACTTAACTCATCTACACTTCTTTTACACTTCATTGACATAATGTAACTATGTGAATTTAATATTACTAAAATACCAGTTAACATATACCAAACAAATTTGGCAACACTGTTTTTAATAACAACTAAATTATATAAATCAGGTATAAAGCGTTTATAGTCAGGACTTAAAATAGAATTCTCTGCATCTCCCATTTTTTGAAGAAATGTGAAAAAATTTGTTGGAGTCATTTCATTTATCATTAATGAAGGATCTTCATAAACAGTTTTTAGTAATTTATTGTTACTATCTGTTTTAAGTATATTCATAAATGTAGGTTTAATATTCATAAAAGGTAATGATACAATTCCATAACCTAATGTATTTGAAAATGGCGCTTTAAATCCTGGAAAAAACATAAGTACAACCATAAATGTACCAAAAATTAAAAGATAAGGAATGAATGTATAGTACATTGCTGTAAGTGTTTGAGGAGTACCACCACATTTTTCTTTAGCATTAACAACATTTATATATGTTTGTATACTAACAATTATTGCTAAATAAACAACTGTACAAGCTGTTGCAATTCCTTGATTTCTAGCATTAAATCTATCTGCAAGTAAATAACTTATAATGAAATAAGCAATCGTTGCTATTGAAAAAAATAATATTGCTGAAGCGACAGATACCATATAGATAATGTGTATAAATTTTTTTAAGATTTTAGTTTTATTTATTATATGAATTATGAAAAAACACCTATATTGACAGAACCCGGAGTTAAATATTTTTTAGGAGAAACTCTTAAAAATTGTAATAAACAAAAAAAAGAATATAATTATTACCTAACTAATATTAGTTTTTTCTTTTTTTTTATAATAATATTATCATGCTATTTGTTTTATAAATATAAAACACGTCCTACAGAAAAAGATAAAGAAAAAATAAAAAAAATGAAACGTGATTATTTTGTAACTAAAGTAAAACAAATGCAAACAGAAAAAGCAAAATTAACAAATCAACAAATAACAAATCTTCCTAAATTTGAAAGTTCCTTTGAAGTGTTACATAAAAATTTTTATAAAACGTAAATATAAATGAGTTATCAGCAATATTTAGACACATATAATACTTTTTTTGAATTAAAAGATAAATATGATTCAAAAAGAGTTAAAACTATAAAAACCCTTAAAAAAAAGCACCCTGGAAATATACAATTAATAAAAGAAGGATTAAATAAATTTGATCAAAAAAGGAGATGTATAAATTGTAAAAAACCTGGAGGAACTTTATTTGAAATCGCAAAAAAAACGTTAAAATGTATTTGTAATGCAGATAAAAAATGCAACTTACATATTGAACTTAGAAAATCTGATAATATTAATTTACCTGAAATGATTAAAAAAAATGTAAATACAATAAATTCTTTAAAACAAGATATTTTAGTTTATAAATTAGATCTGTTATTTGGTACATTATCTGAAGATGTGGTATTAAATCAATTCACCAGATTAAAATCTATATTAGACGAGACTATTAGTGAAAAAAATACTTATCAAGAACTTTATGATAAAAAAAATAAAATATTAGAGATAGAAAATAAAGGAGAAGAGAAAGAAAATACATTTATTTTGAAAGATGAATTTATAAAAGAAAAAGAAAAAACATTAAATAATTTAGTTAGTGAAATAAAAAAATTCATAGTTGAATACACAAAAACTAATAATAATGCTATATTGTCTGATTTAATTGATATGTACAAAAATACTATTTTACCTTTACAAGATGAAATAAGACAACATAAATATGATGAAATTTATATTGAAAAAAAAGAAAATAATAAAGGTAATAAGGGAAGTTTAAAGTTAATGCCTAAATATATTATTCATAAAAGTAATACAAGTATTGAAAATAAAATGACATATAACAAATTCAAGGTTATTAAAAATAATAAATAAAATAATGTAAGATTATATAGATGAAATTTATAAGTGTTCCAATATTTATATTGAGTTTAGCAATAGGTATTTTTGTAGTATATATATCACAGCCCCCATCTCAAATAATTTATGTTTATCCTAATCCTGATAATGAAGATAAAATAACCTATAAAGATAAAGCAGATAATTGTTTTCACTTTTCTTCTTTAGAAGTAAAGTGTCCAGATGATGAAAAAAAAATACGATCTTACAATATACAATAAATTATGTTTATATAGTATATATGAATTTCAGAAGATTAATGTATACAGATATTGGTAGATATATCATTTCAATATTATTAGGTCTTGGTATTGCAACATTATTTAGAAAAGTATGCAATGAAAGAAATTGTATAATATTTAGAGCTCCTCAATTAAATAAAATAAAAGAACAAATATTTAAATTTAATAATAAGTGTTATAAATTTCAAGAAAATATAGAACAATGTGATCCATCAAAAAAATTAGTTGAATTTGCGTAAATTAGATTATATACCTTATCTAATCTAATTTATATAATGGCATCGGAAATTTCCGCATTACCAAATGAAGTTTCACAAAAAAATAATGTTGTAATGAAAGTTAGTGATAAAGTTGAACAAAATGTAAATAATACAATTCAAAAAAATTCACTAACTGAATTAAGTCAAGAATCTATTCATCAAATAGTTCAAGGACTGCAACAGGCTCAGGGAGGAACTAGTTTACCATCGAGAGATATACCTATTAATAATCAAAAAATTGTACAAGATGAACAAGTAAAACCAAATTTTGTACCGCAAAGTGAAAACAATAATTATATAGAAGAAGAATCAACAACCATGGAAAAAATGCTTAAAGAAAATTATGAAAAAAAACAGCAAGTTGATAGATTAGATAATTTATACGAAGAAATTCAAACGCCTCTTTTAACAAGTGTATTATTTTTTATTTTTCAATTACCTTACTTTCAAAAAAACATTATAAAATATGCACCAAGCCTTTTTACTAGAGATGGAAATTACAATATTTCAGGATATATGTTAAAAACATTAATGTTTGGTGTTTCAGTATATGGTTTAAGTAAATTAACAAAAACCCTTTCTGATATCTAATGAAATATATATAATCTTAATAATTATATATATGTCAACAATTAAAAAGAAAGATTTAAGAGAAGCAATAACAATATTTAGATCTAAGGCAAATAATACAATCTTAAAAGCATTAATAAACACATTTTCTTTCAGTATTATAAAATTTTCTAAGATTACATTAGAAAATACAAGAGATAGAGTATATGAATTTATAGTTAATATCAAAAATATAAGAACTTGGGAACAATTTGCAGATAATGCAAGTATAGTAAATAACGCTTTTATGAGTGTTTATAAAGAAAATATATTAACCGAAGAATCATTTAATGAATATTTGACTGCGCATCCATTAAGACAATCTTCTACAGAGTCTGAATATTTTGACTCTGATGCTGAAAGTATGGGGGCACGCGCCAAGCCTCTTGTTAACACTAAAGGAGAAATTAAATTAGACAGACCTAATCCTATAGAATCTAAGGAAGGTCCACCTCCCGGAGCAGATCCTGATTTATGGAAACTTATGCAAGAAGCCCGTTCTAATGGTTGGGGTGAATCTCAACAAATAATATCACCACGTGATGTACCTCCAATGCTTATTAGACAACCGTCAATATCAGACCTTCCGTATAATGAATGGGCTGAAAGTGAAGTCTTAGAAGCAACAATGGGTTCAGATGAAGATAGAAAACCATCTTACAGTCCTGAAATTGCAGAAATGATGATGGTTGAAGATCCTGTAATGCGAAAAAAAAATATAGCAGAAGGAAAATTATGGAGCGATGCTGCACACGTCGCTAGAGCCAGAAGATATAAAGAAGAAGGAAAACTTGTACGAGATGATGATAAAATGGCTATGAGTAGATTGGGTAAACAAGGAGGGAAAAGAAAAACTCGCAGAAGAAAAACTCGCAGAAGAAAAACTAAGAGAAAAAAAAGAACTAAGAGAAAAAAAAGAACTAAGAGAAAAAGAAAAACTAAGAGAAAAAGAAAAACTAAGAGAAAAAGATAATTAACCTCGTTGAAAATGTCCTCTGTTTGAACGAAAATTTAATACTTTTCTTGGTCTGTGTTTGGTTTTATATTGAATAGTATTTCTAAGATATTTATGATTTATATTTACACGAAATAATTGACAAATTAAAAGTAAAAATGAATCGCATGTTGATGTTAAATGACCACGTCTTATACCAGTTATATTGTAACACTTTACTGCTTCCACATGTTCATCTAATTCTTTTTTTTTTAATGATTGATTTTGCCACAAAACATCTTGAGGCTTTTTATTATTTTTTTTTAAAAAATTTATTAAAGAGATTTTATTTAAATTAAAATTTTTCTCTCCTAACAACAAAAAATCTTGTTTATTTAAACTTCGAACTATTGCGTCCCAAAAACAAGTCATATGTGTTATGGTAACATTTTAATTTTTGCAAATAAAATTAAGAGCATAATACAATATAACATTTTTATTATCTTTATTAAATAAATATAAAGATAATAATAGTATTTTTGTTTATATGAGTGTATTATATACTTTTTGCTTCCCTTTTTTGCTTTCTAGTCATGTATGTTATATGACTGATAATTCTAGTAGTTATGATGACTTAAAAGAATTTACAGATTGGAGAATCTATCATAATAAAAGTTATGATAATGTTTATAATTTAGATTATAAATTTAATACGTGGAGAGAAAATAAAGATATAATTAATTTTCATAATCAACAAGAAAATACTGAGCATATATTAGAATTAAATAAATTTGCAGACATGAGTAAACATCTTTGGAAAAACAGATGGAATGCTAATATGCATATGACTAATACATGTTTACAAATTCCAGAAAATGAAGAACTAGATAATTCACTACCAGATAGTGTAGATTGGAGAAATCATGGATTGGTAACACATGTAAAAAATCAACAGCAATGTGGAAGTTGTTGGGCATTTTCAGCAGTAGGTTCTATGGAAGGTCAGCATGCTAAGACAACAGGTCAACTTAAAAGTTTAAGTGAGTCACAAATTGTTGATTGTGATGTTAATGGTACAGATGAGGGATGTTTTGGTGGTTGGATGGATGGAGCATTTAAATACGCAATTGAAACAGGTATGGAACAAGAACAAGATTATCCATATGTACCGCAAAATGAACCTTGTAAATATAATAAGTCTGGTGTAGTTGCCAGATTTACTAGTTTTAAAGATGTAACAGGTGGAGAAAATGGTCTTAAAAAGGCAGTTGCTACAACTGGACCAGTTTCAGTTGCCATTGATGCATCCAATCCTAGTTTCCAATTTTACAAATCTGGTGTTTATTATGAACCAGAATGTTCACAAACAATGCTGGACCATGGTGTATTAGTAGTAGGATATAATACAACACAAAATGGTACCGATTATTGGATTGTTAAAAATAGTTGGGGAGATGATTGGGGATTAGATGGTTATATTTTGATGTCTAGAAATCGAAATAATAGTTGTGGCATTGCAACAAAACCTTCTTATCCTTTGGTTGTTTAATTACAACAATATGAATTAGTAATCTCACAATAGGGTTATATATTAATTAAAATAGTATAAATTGTAATTTATAATTTATACTATGTATTTTCAAAAAAGAATTATATGATAATATATATATGTTAAAAATACTTGATGAGTTTAAAAATAGTTTAAAATTCTCTCATGAAACCTCTACAACTATTTTAAAAGCCACTTTTTTACTTTTTATTTCAATTGCTGGAAATTTTTTAGCAGAAACATTAGGATGTAAAACACAACTTTATTTAGATAATATGATTATAAAACATATTTTAATTTTATTTATGATTTATTTTACTATTAACTTTACACAAGGAGATGAAATTGTTAGTCCATTTGTAAATTTAAAACGAGCCATAATAGTTTGGATTTTATTCCATTTATTTACTCATTTAGATATAGTTCCTACAGTTGTTGTATTGCTTTTACTAGTTTCTTTATATTTTATATCTAATTACAGCACATATTTAGAAAAAACAAATAATAGTAATTCTGCATTAGGTAAAACATTAAAACATACTGAAGAAGTATTATATTTCTTAAGTATAGCAGTTATTGTATTAGGATTTTTATATTACTATTTTGAAAAAAAACAAGAATATGGTAAACGTTTTAACATAATAAAATTTATTTTTGGTGTTAAAAAATGCAAAAGTTTAAAGTAAATATATATTATTAATATTAATACTATATATTTTGTTATTAAGAATATCACAAACTAATTTTCAACCATTATTTGTTTATTTTTTGGCTTTGATAAATCAAAATTATCTTTATTGAATTTAATAATATAATCACTATAATCATAAACAAAAAAATTAATATTACTATCTATAAAATCTGTTTTTTTATTTTTAAAATCATTACTCCACCATTTTTGATTTTCATCTTTTTCAAAGTGATCACTAGAATCTTGCTTGCGTTTTTTAGGTTCATCTATAAAAAAATCACATAAATAAACATTTTTAATTGTATTACTCAACTGAACAATTAAAGGACTTAGTGATGATTTACTAGCAACAAAATGAGTAGAACCTAACATTAAAGATATATCTTCTCTAAACCCCCAATAATTACCACCGTGTCTATTTTCATTATCTAAACAACTTATACAATTATAAGTTTCTTTTAAGATATTAAAACATGGATTTCTATCATCTTCACTTACCAAATATATATTATTCCATTTTTGTTTTTCTATAATTTTTTTATAAAAAGAAATAGGTGGTTGAATATAAGCATAATGACCTCTATAAAAAATATCTCCTCCTCTTAAATGAATAACTAAATCATCATGATTTATTTTTTTTGGTTTTATTATTAAATTGGGTACAATAAACTTTTGTATTATTTCTCTCCGTTCAACAAATGGTACATATGAACCATAAAAGTAATGTCCCCAATGGTCTTCATTACATATTTCGTTGGTATTATTTTCTTTAATAATAATTTCAAATCCTTCTATTAATAGTCCTATTTGATGGTTTTGACCTGGACATGGTTTATTGAAAATTAATTTATTTATATCATGTTTTAAGCAATAATCTATGGCTTGTATAATATAAGTCATATTATTACCTAATCTACCAAAATGTTTTGTTATTGTTAATGTCTTCATATAATATTAATAATATATAATTAATATTATTTAATTAGATATACCATTTATTATATTGTTTCATCTTATTTTCTTTATTATGTGATATAACAAAATTAAAATGAATTATATATGGTTCTTCAGGGTTTTGTTCGTAATAATATTTTCCATTAGGAAATTTATCTATCGGTAATAATTTATGTTTTAACATATGTTTTTTTCTATTTAAAAAATGTTGGTCATTTTCGTTTACATTCAATAAATCAACATTAAAACAATTCATTGTGTTTTCGGTTGATTTTAATAAATAAAATCCTGTACAAAAGTCGTTACCATTATTATCATTCCATTCATGTTGACAAATAATTTCAAGTTCTTCGTTAATTAATTGATTATAACAAAATTCTAAAAAATCTTTATTTTCAAAAACTATATCTCCATCAAATAATAATAAATATTTGTTGTGTTTTAATTCTTCATAAACAATCTTAATTTTTTGAATAGTTAATTTATTCCAATTTGAATCTTGATATTTTGCTAACTCAGGTAAATCGATATCATCAAGTTGTTTACATGTTATATTTTTATATTTTTCAGAAAAATATTCATATGCTTTATTATCTAAGGTATAAATAATTATTTTTGACATATCAAAATTTAGTAAACTTAAGGATTTTAAAGCATTTTCTGTAAAATGTTTATATCCAAAATTTGTTAAAGTAATTAATTTTATGTTTTCCATATAATAATTTAATATATTATTTATTTAAATGAGTAATTTAAAAATGACTTTAAGAAATTGGCTTTCTTATAAAATACCTATTGATGAAATATTATATAATTCATCAATACATCCTGATGATAAAAAAGAATTAAAATTAAAAGATGATGGATTTATAAAAGAACCTATAGGTGTCTCTCTTAGTATTACTAAAGATGTTTTAAAACAAATTAATTTAATAGAACCTAGTGAATTAAATAAAAATTTAATGTATTTTGCTTTAAGGGTAAACAGTGATAAAAACAGAACTTCTGGAGAGAAAAAAAGAGGAAAAATAAATAGAGAAACTATTGTTAATACATTAAAAGAAAAAGGATATCAATTTCCACTGGTACCGTCTAAGCAGTATATTGAATCATTGTTAAAGTCTAAATTTTGTCCATCTCCAGAAGGAAATGGTATAGATTGTCATCGTCATTGGGAATCATTATATTGCAAAACAATACCTATTATAGAAGATAATGAAAAAATGAAAACAAAACTAACAAATTTACCTGTTATTTATACTACAGATTATAGTGAAATTAACGATGATTATTTAAATGAAAAATATAATGAAATGTTAGATATTGAATATGATTTTAGTTCTTTGTTTTTATCTTATTATAATCAAACTGAAAAAAATAAGATAATAAAACGGGGATTATATTGGAGTCGTCGATATAATAAACCTGATTTTTATTAAGTTTTACAAGCCTCATACCAAGGATGAGGCCCTGGTGTACAAAATTTATGCATAATATATGGTTTTGCAGAACGTCTCATATAGTCATAATAACATATTTCATTATTTTGTAATTCTATTTGTTCCCATTTTTTTTCTATATTTGTAAAATAAAGTGCAATAATACTTTGATCATTTAATAACGATATAGGATACTTTTTACTTAAATAAAGTAATTTATCAAATAAATCATTTGTTATAATTTCTGTAGAAAATAACATTATAGTTGTTTGAAAGTAATCACATGTTAAATCATATTCTTTATTTAATTGTGCATAAATATCTTTTATATTAGAATAAAATTGACAAGATAATTTTCTTTCATATTTTGGATAAGCATCACTATGAGCCAATAATTTATTTTTTTTACATAATTTTAAAATAGGTGAAATATCTTCACATATATGTATACCACAATCTAAATAAAAAATATAATCCCATTTTTTAAAATATTCTGTAAAAATGTTTAGTTTATGATATTGAAATATTTTACTTCCCCAACGTCTTTTTAATTTTTTAAATGTATTTAACCATTCATCAGAAAAAGTTATTTCTGGAAAATAAACAACATCAATATTATATTTTTCTTTTAATTCATCTATATTATTTTTATAATCATCGCCTACTACAAGAGTAATATCTTTATCATATTTACCTTTGGTTCTTAGTTTATTTAAAGTATATTCAAATTTGTTTATATATGCTTTATTACACACAAATACTACGCAAATACTCATATATATTTAAAATTATTAATAATTTTTAAATATATATAATATTAAATATTTATTTATTATATATGATTTCATTAACATGCAGACGTGAAGGACGAATGGGCAATCAAATAATAGTTTATTTAGTTTGTTTTTTAATTTCTCAAAAATTCAAATTAAAAATAAATATAGCAAATTATCTTTATAAAGAAGATATAAATAATCTAGGTATTATTTTTGAAAAATATTGTGAAATAGAAACAAATAATATAGAAGGTGACAATAATCAAAGAGGTAAATGTATAAATGACCCAGATGTTTATCCATTATTAAATGATAAAACAGAATTAAATGAAAATATTTGGATTCACTGGTGGGCTTATTGCCAACAACCTGACGTAATAAAATGCATTATAGACTATTTTTATGATAAAAATAATTCTTTACCAAAAGATATCATAAGTAATAATAAATATAAAGATAGATATAATAATAATAATGATGTTTTTATTCATATGAGATTAGGTGATTGTTTTAAACATGGTAATGTTCCTAGATGGCCTATTTTAAATTATTATAAAAAATCTATTATGCTTATAAAAAAAGATAATAGTATAGATAATATTTTTATTACAACTGATAATAAAAATCACGAACTTTATTCACAACTTTTTAATTGGTGTAATGATAATGAATTTAATGTAGTAAAGTATGAAGAAAATCATGTGGATACGATATTATTTGGAAGTACATGTAAAAATGTAATTTTGTCAGCGGGAAGTTATGGATTTATTATTGGAATTTTTTCGTTTTATTCTAATATTTATGTTTATGAATATGCGGGAAGAAATTGGCATCCTGAATATTTTTGTGCATTTAATCATTTGCCAAATGTTAAAATGTTAACGGATGAAGATTTTTAAATCAGCGTTTTATTTTATTTATCCAATATTCGGTATATATTTTTTTAAAATCATATGTTGATTCATGTATTTCAACATATTTTTGTTCTAAAAATTCTTTTGTTATAACGCTCCATGATTGAACTATAATAACAGGTAAATTTTTGTATAAATTATTTATAGGACTAGATAAAACTATTGGTATTGTACCAACCATTAATGCTTCCCAACATCTATGTGTATCTATACCCCTCCCAGGAGGAGCCAATGCAAACTTATAAGTTGATAAAAGTTCTATATATTCTTTGAATGGTTTATTTTCATTCCACATAAAACCATTCTTTATTAATTGAGATTTTGCACCATATCTAGAGTTTTTATGTAAAGAAAATAAAGGATTATTTGTAGTTTGATTAAAATTCAAATATAAAAGGTTTTTTTTTAAATTTTTATTTTTAAAACTTGATTTTGCATTTTTTCCAAATAAGTCATAAATTTTCATATGTTCTAATTTATTCTCTCCAAAGAATTTTGTTGTCTTCCATTGCCATTTAGGTCCAATAGGATACGCTTTCAACTTTGGATGAATAATACAAGGGTTTTTTGCATACCATTTTATCAAATTATTTGAATCTAAAAGTTTGTTTGTATTAACTTTTAAATTTAGACATTCAGATTCATTTAAAGGATATTTTAAATATGGGGGACAATGGTCATCGTTTGATGTTGTTATTAAAATAAACGGATTTGAAATAGATAATAATATATTGATGTAATCTGGTAATAAATCTGTTTTTACTAAGATAACAGGATTTTTTTTAATTTTAAATAATAAATTTATTTCATTTGAATAACTATAATTATGTACACCATTTTTATATTTACTTTCAATAACTAAATCTGCCATAGAAACCCAAACATCAACAGATATGTATGGATTTGAGTTTTTTACATATGAATCTTTTATATTTGATTTATTATTTTCTATTTTTGTATTATGGTGTGGTATTTCTTTATTTGTAACTAATTTTTTGTTTAAAACTACATTTTTATTAATATTTTCTGGAGAGAAATATACCCATGAAATAGGATGTCCTCCTAAAAAATTTTTTTTTTTCCAATAATATTTTAAATGATTAACATCTTTATATTTTAAATTTATTTTATCAAATGATTTATTTTTTGAGTTTATTATATGGTCATAAGGTTTGTTATTAATGTACATTTTATAGTTTATATGAACACTAACCGTACTTCCTTGTGTACCAAAAAATATCAAACTATTTTCTAATATTTTTTTTTGCAATAAAAATTCTGCAATTATTATATTTTTATATTTGGTTTTTAATAAATTTTTGATATCTTGTGTAATTAAATCATCTGTGAATACTAATTTATATGGAAAATTTTTAAATAAAGGGTTGTCTTTTTTATCAGTCATAATATAAATAGGAAAATTATTTTTGTTGTTTTTTTTCATCCAATTTTTTAAATTATTTATTATTATTTGATTATCGTTTTGATTAATTGATTTATGCCAATCGCCCATTCTTAAATGTACACCATAGAAATTATTATCTATAGTTTCATTAATTTTTTTTACTATATTAGTTAAAAAATCGCTATATTCAGACAACGATAATGCTATTTTACTCATTATATTATAGTTTTCATTTGTAGTAAAAAAATTATAAAAAATCCTAGATGCATTTGATTTGTTATAATAAACCAATTTTTTAGAAGTATCAAACAAATCACTATAATGATAATCTGTTAATTTTTTTCTATGATGCAAAAAACCATTTATAAAATTTTTATTTTTTATTATATCTAATTCTTTATCAACAAAAACACTATTAGACATTTTATATGATATATTTAATAAACACTCTGGAGGATCAACATAATTGTAATCATTTCTTATTTCAAATCCTAATAAAAAAGTTTTAAAATGTTCATTTAAATAATCAAATAATATACCATAGTTTTTATCTGGTTTTCCACACGCAACCAAATCATTTTTTATATTTATAATTAAATATCTTTTTGATACATTAGCCATATAAACTGCTTGTTCTAATGAAAATAATTGATTATAAAATCCAACACCAGTAAATAAATCAAACGCTAATATATTATGATGAATATGGCTAATATTATAATCTTTATTATTAACTATGATTTCATTTTTTTTATCATAATGCGATTTTAATATAATTGCACCATTTTTTGGTAAATCTTTACAATGATTAAAATGACCATCAGCATTAATATCTGCCCAACTTTGTCCTCCATTTGGAAATCCAGGATAAAATATAATATAAATAAAATCATCTTTTCTAAGATAATAACATCCTGAACTTTTTTTATGAATACATGCTTCAATAATACTATTCCTTTTATAACTTTTTATAACAGATTCAGGATTGCTGTTAGAACATAATAATATTTCGTAATTATTATCACAATTTATTGTCCATCTGTTTTTTGCTTTATGAGTAAAAGTAAGATGAAATGTTCCAAATTTTTGAGTTTTACTTAAAAATTCTTTAATTAAAATACCGTTAACATTTTTATTTTGATTTTTAAGCATTTTTTCTTTTTTTGGTTTATTTATTATTTCCTTTTTTTCTTTATTTAATAATAAGTTAATATTAATATCAGGTTTTTTATTTTTTAATAAAGTTAAATTCATATATTCTATAAACTGTTTCCATTCATTATCATTCATATCACTACAAATATAAACTTGGTGACAACCTATAGGTGTTTCTGATTTAACTCTTTCAATTGAAAACATCTTATGAATAATTGTATTTACATTTGGGTATTTAAATGTATCTTGCGAACAAAAAAACCCATCTTCATTTCCTTTATGTATTTCAGTGTATTTCTTTTTTCTATTTGGTTCACAAACTCTTATACAAGATTTAACATTTCTTAATGAAAAACCTCCATTACCAGCGTTGTATTTACACCATTGATTATTATCTTTCCATGGTGCTCCAATATAATCATAATTAAAATAAATATCATCTATTTTTCTGAAAATTAGTGCATCTGTTTGATATATTAATACATGACTCCAATTTAAAAAATTTTCATAAAATTCTGGTTGTTTTAATAAAGCACTGTAAAGACCTCTATTTACATTATCAATATTTTTGCGTATTAATAATATATTTTTCCAAAATTTAAATTTGTCTTCAATATATGATTTATTTTTATTTCCATACATAATTGCTATTCCAATTTCTGAAGGTTGATATGACTTTAATATAGAAGCCATAACATGTTCTATTTCTTTTAATAATCTAAATTCTATTAAACATATTATTAATTTACCTTGTTTATTAAATATTTTTTTATTATTATCTATTGTTAACTTTTGTAATATTTTATTATATTCTTTTTGTCTATTATTAGCATGAGGTAAATATTCCATATATGTATATATATATATATTGAATATTAAAGCACTTTTATACGTGAATTTTTTATATTATAATTTTATTAATTTAGTATTATTGATTGATTGTGTTGTTAATAAAAGAAATAAATCTTTAATTCCTGAAACATCGCATATATCACTAACATTTTTGGGATGTGCATAATTGGACCTATGATTAATTTCAATAATTTGCACATTTTTATTTGTATCTACAATTAAATCAAAACCTAATATGACAAATTCATTTCTTCCTATTTTTTGAATTTCATCATGATAATACTTAGTAAATTCTATTGTAGAATTTAAAATATTTTTATAAATTTTATTAAAATCAGATAAAGTACTAGACAAAATAAATTTTGTATTTTTTTTTTGAAAAATAATATGTTTATCATGAATAGATGATGATGTAGAATTGTAATCAACATCGCTTAAACTTGCCCAACTTTCTCTATGAATATAACAACTTTTGTTATGTAAAAAAACTAGTTGTCGTATCTTGTATCTTTTATTTAAGTGTAAATCTGGATTTATTATATTTTTTTGTATAACACAATTTGATGTATTTACATTTTTTAATTGATTATATGAATAAATTTTAACACCTTTTCCACCTGTACTACCATCTTTTTTTACAAAATAAAATGCATCTTTATCTTTAATTTTATTTATTGTTAAATAACCTTCTGGTGTAAAACTAGATTTGTTCATTTTATTATGAAATGCTATTTTTGAATCCATAGATAAAGTCTTTCCCCTAGTTGCAACATGAAATATTCTCATTTTGTTATTATAGTTTTTCCATTCGTTCACTTTTTTCATATCAGGATTAAAATCATCGTAAATTATACCATATTGTCCATCAGGTATTTCTTTGTAAGCAAGTTCTGATGCTTTTCTAAAGATAAATCCATTTTTGTTTGTATATACCTTAATTTGTTTATCAGAAATATTAATTGTTGTCATTATAACAAATAATAATACAATTTTTTTATATTTATAACTTATTTATTTAATAAATCTTAATAAAGAAATAAGTATTTTATAATTTATGTCAAATTTTTGGTGGGGTATGTTTGCAATTTTATTAATATTAATGAGTAATGTAATTTTAATCCTTTATATGTGTTTTTGCAGACTTCCTAGAATAATAGATACAAATATTCCTACTGTAGAAGATGCAATTACAGATAGTAGAGAAATAACAATAAATGAAATAGAAATAAATCCACCAAATGTTGTTGTTATTGAATGTCCTAACAATCAAATTTATGTTGGTATTAAATTAGAAAATAATTAGAACCCCCATAGACTTTTTCTTTTTTTGTTTTTTCTTCTTTTTTTCTTTCGCGTTTTATGAATTTTTCTTTCAAATTTTTTATTTTTTTTATGTAATTTTTTTGTTTTATAAACCAATTTTTTTAATTTTTTTTTATGTTTTTTATCTAATTTTGCTTGAGAAGGAATATATCTTAAAAACCACCAATCATATTCTTTAGTTCCTCTTTTATTTTTTAATTCTTTATATTTTTTTAACTTTTCTGCTCTCATTTTTTCTTTTGTATCTTGGTCACCATAACAATCAATACTAAATCTTTTTAGTAAACCTTTTTGTTTTAATCTATTTTTTTGCTGAACTTTAAATAAATATTGACTCATACAAAGAATTCTATTAACATTATAATAAGGTTTATTTGTATATATAAATGCTAAATATAAACTAAGCATAGTATCTAATGTTGCTATTCTTATTTTTCTATTATCAATAGTTACTGTGTTATAACTATGACATGCAATTGGTTCGTAAATAAAACAAAAAGTTTCTGGTCCAATACTAACCTGATAATGAACAGGAATAGTTTCTCCAATTTGTTTGTATTTTTTTATGTTTATATTTTTTAGTCCTGCGTCAACTAAACGTTCTTTTAATATTCTAGTTGTTGTTTCAGGATCTGTTGAAAGTACATCAAAATCAGGTATTTTTGATATTTTTTTCCCTTTGAATTGTTTTAAGTCCTGTAAATACAATCTATTAGCCATAGCACCGAAAAAAACGCACCCCTGCGCAATTAAAGTATTTCTTACTATAACAAATAATTTATCTTGTAAATTATTTAAAAATTCATCTTCTTCTTCATATTGTTCATGCTCTAATTTACCACCTTTTTGTTTTTTTTTGTTTTTTTTTGTTTTTTTATTTTTCTGTTGGTTTTTTTTTGTTTTTCTTTTTTTTTCAATAACATCTTTTGAACCATATTGAAATAAACGTTGAATATCTTCTTCATTACAATTTTTTCCTCTTAAAGGATAATGTTTATTTAATAAAGTTAATCTTTTTAAAACTTTTTCCCATCTACTAACATCTCCATTAGGCCTACTTAATTCTAAATACATTAACATACGCAAAAAATTTGGAGGACTATATTTTATTCCTGCTACTCTGATAGTGTGTTTTGCTATTTTTTTAAAAATAGGGGGTGCTAAATAAGTTATATCAGCAACAGGAGTAAAATTAACAAATACTTTAAAAGTACCTGCATGAAATCCCGCTTTTGCTTCAACTTCGTTAAAGCCTTCTTTATAATATAAATCTGCTAATTTTTTTGCATCTTCTAAAGGAGTCATTGAAAAGAAATCATAATCTGGTAGTTCAAATGATTTATCATAAAACTGGTCTTCTAAAGGTAAAATATTGTTAATTGCAGTACCTCCATAACAAATTTGCTTATTCATGCGTAAAAAATTTTCAATTATATTAATTATTTTTTTTATTTCTGGATTATTTAATTTACTCGTGCCTATTTTTTTATCTATTTTATCTACCGCACCTCTTAATATTGCTAATTCACATTCTTCATATGACATATTTTTTTGACAAGACATATACTAATATATAGTCTTAAAAAAAATTTATATTAAATATTAATTTAATATCTTATTATTTAATTATTTATATTAAAATTATTAAATAAATTATATATTTGGACTGTAAACTCCTCCTAACATACTCATCTTTCTTGGACCATAACCAACCTTTTTGTCTTGAGGTTTTGGTTTTGCAATCTTTTTCTCGAAATATCTTAAATGGTCTGGTTTTAATCTAAATGCTGTTCCTTTATCTGAAAAAAATTTAATATATTGCAACATATTTGCATCTAATTCACTAAAATTCATCATTACCATTTGATTTCCTAATTGATGATGAATTGCCGCAGGAGGATTTCTTTTTACTTTAGTAAAATCCGGTTTTGTTATACCAATAAATTTTTTATTTTCATTTATCATTGATTTTCTGTCATAAACTTGTGTAACATCTATACTGTTATATATATTTACAAAAGGCATACCAGAACCATCTTTTGCTTTACCTGACATATTAATTAATGCTTCAAACGGGGTTCCTCTATAGTTATTTTCAGGATCTTCAATTATAACAATAACTTTTTTTTTTAATTCTAATAAAGGAATATTCGCAATAATATCTTTTCCTGATTTATTGAATTTTCCATCATAACCATATTTTTGAGATAAAAACATTCCTGAAAATATTCTATTCATAACTGTAGCCATATTTCTAAAAATATTTCTATTATGTGTTTTTATTCTAAAACTTAAAAATAATGGATCGTTAGAATTAGGAGAAATCGAACCGGAAAATGCTAACATTTTTACTTGATTCATAACCTGCGAAAATGGAATACTATTATATGTACCCTTTAATAAATACTTACCAGATGCATTAGCACCTTCTCCTGCTGCTACAACGGGTTCACCATCTAAAGAATAAATTTCAAAATCTAATAATCTAGCACCCTGTCTAATTGTTTCTTTTAATGGTATAATATCTACAAAATCTTTTGTAAAATTACCACCACAGCATGTATTATGACTACTCATTACATAGTAATCTCTTAATAAGTGTTTATGATTTGCATTACCTAGACTTATACTTCCTAATTCAGTACCACCTAAGTCTTCATATCCTTTTATCATAGCAGTATTATTTTCATCTATTTTACCTATTGTTGAATTTACATGTAATGCTAAAGCAAATACAATTAATGCAATTACTAAAAATAAAAATATAGCAAGATAATATTTTTTATATTTCATCATATTCATCATATTTGATTTTGCATTTTCCATTAAATTAGAAATTTCAACCATATATATATATTAAAAAATAAATTATTATTATAACTTATTTTAAATTAAAAATAAAAATATACTATTAATTTAGATGACTGGTGGATTAATGAATTTGGTTGCATATGGCAATGAAAATCTATTATTTAACGGCAATCCTAAAAAAACATTCTTTAAAGCAGTTTATAAAAAATATACAAATTTTGGTATGCAGCGTTTTAGAATTGATTTTGAAGGAAAAAAAATTCTAAATGAAAAAACAAATACTGTTTTAGAATTTAAAATACCTAGATATGCAGAATTATTACATGATAGTTATTTAGTTATAAATTTACCGAACATTTATAGCCCTCTTTACAATTTTATAGCAGAAGAAAATGTTGAACAAAAAAATGGTCATTACTTTGCACCGTATCAGTTTCGTTGGATTGAAGAACTCGGTTCAAATTTTATTGAAGAAATAGAAATTTTTAGTAGTGGAACATCTCTGGCTAGATATAGTGGGGAATATTTAAGTTGTATAAAAGAAAGAGATTATAATGATTCAAAAAAAAACTTATGGAATAAAATGACAGGAAATATAAAAGAACTAAATGACCCGGGTAATTCAAATGGTAATGTAAATACATATCCAAATTGCCAGTTTACAGAATCAGGTGTTGATATAGAACCATCTATTAGAGGAAGTAAACTTTACATACCTATAGAAGCATTTTTTTGTCATACAAGTAAAATGTCTATACCGTTAGTAGCACTACAATATCAAGAAATTACTATTAGAGTTGAATTAAAACCAGTAATGGATTTATACACTATAAATAATGTTAATGAAGCACCAAACCCTGATGGATTATCATATAGAATTAGGCCTAATAAAAACATTTTAGACCATCAATTATGGAGATTTTTACAAGCACCATATGATAGAAAATGTTCTACAAGTTTATATAATAAAAATATTTTAGATTGGAAATCAGATATTCATATTATGGGAACATATATATTTTTAGGGCAAGATGAAAGACGTATAATGGCAAAAGAACAACATAATATGTTAATTACACAATTATATACATATAATTTTTTAGATACTTCAGGCAGTAGAATTGTAGAAATAGAAAGTAAAGATATGATTAAAAATTACATGTGGCGTTTTAGAAGAAGTGATGCTTATTTAAGAAATGAATGGTCTAATTACACTAACTGGCCTTATAATAATATAAAACCTCTACCATTAACTTTAATCCAATCAACTAACACAAATGATAATGATTCTATACCTAATCCCGCAAATATGTTTATAACAGGGAATATCGCACAAAAAGACAATGATGGAAATATAATTAGTACTTACCCTATGAATTTAAAAGATATTTTAGTTGATCTAGCCATTTCTATGGATGGTATTTATAGAGAAAAAGTATTAGATAGTGGAGTTTACAATTTCATAGAAAAATATTCTAGAACAACTGGAAATGCTAAAGATGGGCTTTACTTCTATAATTTTTGTTTGGATAGTAACAGAAAAGAATATCAGCCTAGCGGTGCTATGAATGTAAATAAATTTAAAAATATTGCATTTGAATTTAACACTATTGAAACACCTTTTACCCCAGATGGCACTAATGTAGAATTTATTTGCGATATGAGTGGTAATGCTATTGGATTTAGAAAATCTACTGCTATTTTAAATGAATATAACTTTGATTTAAGAATTTTTGAAGAAAGATATAACGTTTTAATTATTCAAGGAGGACGTCTGGGATTAATGAATGCTCGTTAAAACGTTTGATAAAAGTTTTTAACATAAAATTGATATAATGTAATTAACCTAAAGTTAACTATATTATATAGAATAAAATGTCTATACAAAGAGAATTAGACGAAGCAATTAATGATGTTATTTCTAAAATAGAAAATGAAAGATATATTAAAGCAAAAAGTTGGGGAGGTTCAACAGAATTTATATTGATAGACCTTGATATGATTAAAAACCATTCTAGATTAGAAGGCGCTGATATAATGAAAAAACTTTTTGGTGTTTTTAAAGACACAGATATGTTTTGTTATAAATTAAACTATGTAGATGGGTTTGCAACTATTTTAAAAGATTTCCATATAAATAGTATTGACTGGTATCAACTTGTAAGATTTATCAAAACAGGAAAAATATCTGAATCAGCATGTAATATGAGATTTTTAATAGAAAATGATAAAAGAACATCATGTTTGGGGAGAGTCAAAAGCAAACTAGAAGAATTAATGCAACTAAGCATTAAGTTTGGAGGTATACCAAGTGTTGATGAATATTATGAAAATTTTTATAAAAAACTCAATAATTATTATTATATAGAAAAGTATGGAGAATATAATCCTGGTAAACCAACAGAAGATAAATTAAACCGTTACATGTGGGCTTGTCACAATGCAGGAAGTCAAATTTATTCGGATTTTATAAATAATCATAAAGTAAGTGATGGATGGTCTGCAGCAGCGTCAATGTGTTCAACTTTTGTATGGTATAGAAAATTAAAAAAAGGAAATGAAAGTGATATAGATGCTGTTTATACATTATCAGAAATAGAAAGTGAAGAGGACCTTACACCGTATATATATGAAGAACATATAGAAGCAGATTCAGATACAGGAGAAGATTTAGCATATGACTTTGATTCTAATGAAGATACAAATACAGCGTGGTTAGAGTCTAACAATTAGCAGCCCATCGTGCCATTGCTTGAGTTTTAAAACGATTATTATTTTCAATAAACCATTTTTTTCTTCCAGCATCCCATCGTGCACCCCATCCCTTTGCTTCATCTTTTTCACTATAAGGAACATTTAAATAAATCTTTTTTTGTTTTGTTTGATAAGGACAATGAGTCTGACCAATAGCCAAATTTGCTAATCTATCTGCATTTTCATTACCTATACTATGTTTATCTTGTAGTCCTGTATGAGCATCAATATGACGAAATTCAATATTTTTTTTACCTTTGCAAAATTTGTATGCAACCTTTACAATTTTTGCATTTGGAATTTCTAC